AGGGAGAGAATCTCTTCTTTTTCCTCAAAGTATTTAGATAAAAAGAATATTGCATGTCTTTATCTAAAGATGGATACCTGTTCATCTCATTCGCAAACATAATACAATCAAGATGTCCAGATAAACAACGATTGATAATATATGGAGGATAGTCTTTAATAACAGAAGGATCTTCTTCAGTGAGATCTTTCTTGTTGAAATTAATAGAATTTAACCAATCTTTTAATTCTGTCATAATACATGATAAGGATCAATTTCTTCACCAAGTTCATCAACATCTCTTTTCAAATTACTAAACCTAACATCATCAGCAGCTAACTTTTGTTCCCCTTTAGTAGTGTAGTGTAGTATAACAGGATTAAAGAACTCTTGATGTTTCTCTTCAATATAACCCATTGTAACATCCTGTATACCAAACATGCCACCTGTGGATGAAAGACGACTTAATAAAATCCAAACCGCATACTGATCAACAATACGTGAGTTTGGAATAGGCATCAGTTGAGCACCATTTTTAAAAATGGTCATCAACTCTGTTAGTTCATCTAACCTATCTACGATCTTAATATGAATATTATTATTAAGCAACATAACACCACAACAATACTTATAAACCTCTTCCTTACCACCAAGAGCATAGATTGCTTTATCAACTTTACTTAATGCTTCTCTTATACCTCTACCACCACCAGTGTTTGGATCATGTCTAAATCCAAATTCCTCTCTACCATATACATCATATCTTGAATAAGTATCAAAAATGTATTGCACATCATCATAAAATATGGTATCAGAATCGAGATAAAGAATATTGCAAGACTGATCTTTAAAATACTTTAAATTATACCACCTATGAATTGACCATGCACTGAGCATGTTAAAATCAAATCCTTCCTCAAATGGTAAGACTCTTACATTATAATTAAGACGAAAATAAGGGGGAACAAAGTCAATATCATTACAAAAAAGATAAACAGGTACCTCATCATTAAACTCTCTTAATGAATGAATACTGTGATCAAGGCGTTTTAATTCATGCTCATTTATATGATCATGTTTATTTTTCAAATACGAATAACAAATTACATTCACTATGTTTTCTCCATATCCATACTTTTATTTCTAATAACAATACAGTTATTAGAGTGATCAGGAACAAATTCTAACACATCATCATAACCCCACATCATCTCTTCATATAACGCATTAAGGCGATCCATGTCCTCCCACAAATCATTTACATGTTCATTGCTCATGAGACAAGACCTTCTTTTTTTAGTTTGTCATATTTATAACACCCATCAAAAGATAACTTAATTTTTGGTTTCTTATTGTAATTAAATAGCAACAATTCTTTTCTTTCTTTTTGCTCCCTCATATACTCACCAACAGATCTCATAGTATAAGTTAAATCAAATTCACCAGCATTCCAATTTTTAAATCTATCTTTAACCAACTGATCAGAATTATAACTTATCAACATATCTATTTCAGAATTATCACAATCAATAGCAAATTGATCATGATCAAAACTTTTGTGCATTGAACCCTTCTTACCATAAAGGTTATCTTTGATATCATAAGGAGGATCTAGATACATGAATATACCATCATGAACATTATTAGTTAATAAGTATTCATAAGAGTATGAATTAATATGCCAATGAGATATTAGTTCAGAGTAAGCAGGTAGTTTTTCAATTCCTCTCATAGAGAAATTAGAGATAGATGCTTGTTGAGAAAATGAAGATGATTCAGTAAGTCCAGAAAAACTACATTTATTAACAATGTAAAATGCTGCTGCTCTCTCTATACAATCTAAACTCTTGTCATTAATTGCTGCTTTACATTCTAAAAAAAGTTCTTTAGCAGAATCTGGATCTGGATGAGTTGATTTATAATTACGTATTTTATCGGTCAACTCATTACCAAAAGTTTGCAACTGAATCCAAAAGTTTATTAATGGTTCATACAAATCATTAACGGTAATCTTAAGATTTGGATACTTTTTAGTTACATGAATAGCAACACTTCCACCACCCAAGAAAGGTTCACGAAATTCTGTGTACTCTCTCAAGTCAGGAAAGTATTGATCCATCTTCACGCAAGCACGAGACTTGCCACCAGGATAACGAAGAGGAGTTTTTAATGATTTCATTACATTAATAGAATCTCTCATAATCATTATTAACTTGAATTTCAATGGTATCAAAGATTCTATTTAAAGATTTAGCAAAAACTCTATATCCTGTAGCAACATATACTTGTCCCAATACAACTGATACTGTTGCTATACCCCAGAATAGATAATAAAATCTAGATTTAACTTGATTTCTTACTTTTTCTTTTGTAATCATAATTAATCATCATGTTTATGTTTAAGTTTACCAGACATCTCATATGCTTCTTTGTTTCCACCGTGACCGTGTGCGATGCCTAGTTCATGCATTTTAGCATGTTCGTCAATAGGGTCTCTTAAATCCTTTTTACCAGATCCTAATGTAAGATATAGACCATAAGCGACTAGGGATAATACAAATAGAACCATGAATAAAATAAATCCTTGGTCTGGTGTTAGATGCAAATGAGGAATTAAAACATCAGGTTGTTTCTCCCATGTACCAGGTAGATTATATACTGATGGTTTTGATAGAAAAATCATTAGAAGTCCTTGATAGTAAATAAACTGTGTAATTCCAATCCTTCATCTATCATAGCATCTTTACCGCCTTCTTGTCTATCTACAATTGCAACTACACGCTCAACTATGTATCCTTGATCCCGAAGGACTTTGACTGCTTTGATAGAAGATCCACCTGTAGTGACAACATCTTCTAATACAGTTATCTTTGATCCCTTAACAGGTAAAGGACCTTCTATTTGAGATGCAGTTCCATACCCTTTAGGTTCTTTACGAATGATTAAAGCATTAACCATCCTACCATCTAGAGCAGATACTAATGAAACTCCACAAACTAATGGATCTGCACCAAGAGTAAGACCTGCTACCACATCTGTATCAACCTCCTTTAACATCAACAAACTGGTTAAGGTAAGACCTCTACCAGTTAATATGATAGGTTTGCAATTTACATAGTGTTCACTTTTTTTACCAGAGGAAAGTGTAAAATCTCCTTTACGATAACCTCTTTCTTTAATTAATTGTAGTAATTCTTCTTTCATTTTAGTAACCCCATAATACCAATGTAAGCAATGACTCCAGAACAAAGTCCACTAATGAATAGTATAATTCCTAACCATCCAAAACAATTCATTTAAATTGACACTCAACCATAATTTCAGTAAGACATGCAAGCATATTTATTTCCTGATCTGCAACAAAAGCTATTTGATACTGGTACTTCGCAATAATAAGAACGGCAGCAGGAATAGAGCTATTGACCAAGGATTCGTAAAGACTATCGTAAATGCGACGCAGTAATACACTAGAATCATTATCCAAATTACTAACGACCCATTTACGAACTTCCGCAAAGTTCTTTTCTTTGAGGTTTTTAATGAGATCATTTACCTTTACATCACTGAAGTATGCAAGTATTCCACTATCTATCTTACCACCAACAGAGTATCTCTGACACTCATTTAATATTCTTCTCCAATCTGGAAAATGTTTATTGATTAATTCTGCTACAACTTTCTTATCTGATTCTACTCTTTCTTGTTCCAAGATTGAGTTAAGACGCTTGAAAAAGCATGTTGCGATTTCTTGTTTTTCTTTTCCTTTGATTGCGAAATCGATGACAGCACATCTGCTGTGGAGGGGTTCAATGATTTTGTTCTTGTAATTGCAGGTAAAAATGAATCTGCAGTTTCTGGAGAACTCCTCAATACTCGCTCTAAGAAGGAGTTGTACGTCGGAAGTGGTATTGTCTGCCTCGTCGATGATGATAACCTTGTGTCTCGACTCACTTGTGAGAGATACTGTAGACGCAAAATTCTTGGCACTATTCCGAACTGTATCAAGAAACCTTCCCTCATCCGATCCATTAACCACATAATAGTCTGCCCCCAATTGTTTACAGAGTGCTTTTGCTACTGTGGTCTTTCCAACGCCTGGTGGACCAGACAGTAACATATTTGGTATCTCACCTTTATTTAGAAATTCCTTAAAGGTTTTCTTGATACTATCGGGTAAAATACAATCTTCAATTGTTTGGGGTCTATACTTTTCAACCCAAATAAAATCACTCATTAGATCTCCACTCCTTTCTCATTATAACATAAGTGTCATTTTTAGCGACAACATCTCTCACCTTCTTGAAAATACCAGCAGATTGTGCATACTTACTTGTTGCGTGATCTGGTTCTTGTGGACGGACATTACCTTCACTATCATACTTCTTACCATCATTATGATTAGCATATCTTCTTGCTCTTGTAAATCCCATCTCAAGGAACTTGCGACACATATCCATACCTATAAAATCTTCTTGAACTTCATATTCAAGATACATGTCATGAATTTTATTAGACGATACTACTGCCTCGTTAGGAGTTTTGAATCTCCAATGAGCACATATATCGTTAGTATAAGGGCGAACCAATAACACTCCTTGTTCTCCCCTTCCAATGCGATAAAGTTTGCGATTCTCCTCAACTGTAAAGTCAAGGGTCTTATAATCGAGATCATAATCAAATTCCTTCATGAGTTGTATCCTTTTTGGAGTTTCCAATCATTATACATTTCACCGTATATCATACCTTCATGAGATTTAATATCTCTACCTTGAAGTAACTCTATTTCTTGTTCAGATAATTTGGATTTATTATCTTTAAGATATTCTTTCTCCCAGTTTGGAAGATCTTTCTTCATTTGTTCATTCATAATTTAGATCCAATCTGGTTTTCTGGATGGGTCACGTAAATAATTAGATGCA